CCTAAAAAAATCTCCGGAGGGTATTTTTGGGTATCATTCTCATACTTTTACAGTGCTTAACAGGGCTCATAAGGTTTAACCATTTATATTATCTTTCTTTTCTCCTTTCAAAGGATTTTAGGTTAGCCTTATGGGCTCTGTTAAGTGCTGTAGAAGTATTAATGAACTCAGTAAATTCCAAGCAAAACATGACAATAATTCAGTAAATATTAAACGAGAGGAGGCAGTAAGGATGAAGAAAGCTAAGGCTGTAACCTCTTCTGAAAAAACTAGAAAGTTGAGACCATCTTTATCTCCAGAAGCTAGGGAAAATCAATTGATATCCTTGGCTGTTGACCTTGCTGAAAAACAGTTGCTAGAAGGAACTGCTTCTTCTCAGGTCATTACGCATTATTTAAAGCTTGGTTCAACTAAAGAGAAGATCGAAAAAGAAATTCTCATGAAACAGAAAGAGTTGATTGAGGCCAAGACTCAATCGTTACAGTCGGTGCAAAGAATAGAGGAATTATATAAGAATGCTCTTGATGCTATGAGAAATTATAGTGGGCAAGGTGATCCGGATGACTATTAAGACATATTCGGAATTAATTAAATTTCCTACTTTTGAAGAGCGTTATCGATATTTAAAGTTAAACGGAAAAGTAGGAGAAACAACTTTTGGTTTTCAAAGATGGGTCAATCAAGAATTTTATCATTCAGATGATTGGTTAAGATTTAGGGATAAGATAATCGTTCGAGATAATGGATGTGATTTGGCTGTAGAAGGTTTTAATATTTATGGACCAATTATTATTCATCATATTAATCCGATTACTTACGATGATTTAATAAATCGAAGTCCGGTCGTCTTTGACCCAGAGAATGTAATTTCAACAAAGCTTTCAACACATAATGCAATCCATTATGGCGACGAAAGTCTATTGATTCTAGCACCGATAGAACGAACTAAAAATGATACATGTCCATGGAGACATAAATAAAAGGAGGAAAGCAAAAAATGTATCAAGATAATCTTCTTAAAAATGACTATCGAATCGAGGAACACGAAGAATCTCAAAACTCTGAAGATGTAAAAATGGGTTTTGTTACAAATTGTAAAAAGCTAAATATTCGAGAGGAACCAAGAACTGATGCTACTATTGTTTGTGAAGTTGATTATCAAACGGAACTCATGATTGACGAAAACGAATCGACAGAAGAATTCTATAAAGTTTTTACGGCTGCCGGAATTGAAGGATTCTGCATGAAAAAATTTATTACAATTCAGAAGTAAAGGAGAAACGCTATGGAGAGTATACTAACATCAATTAAAAAAATGCTTGGAATTGCGGAAGAGTATACACACTTCGATGCGGACCTTATTATACACATCAATTCTGTATTTGCAATTCTAACCCAGATTGGTGTTGGTCCCTCTGAAGGTTTCTCGATCGAAGATGATACCGATGTATGGACTGACTTTATCCAGGATAATAAAAGGTTGGAAAGTGTAAAGTCTTATACATATATGAAGGTTAAATTGTTATTCGATCCTCCTCTTAGCTCTTCCGTGATCGAATCTATGAACCGAATTATTTCAGAGCTTGAATGGAGAATTCAAGTTGCGGCGGATCCTGTAAAAATAATCGAAGAGGAGGGAATGTAAAATGAGTAGTGATTATTTAGCTCACTATGGCATTCTCGGAATGAAATGGGGTGTTCGAAGAACTCCTGAACAGCTCGCGAGAGCTAGAAAACGTTCTATGACCGATGAGTCGCATGAAGATTATAAGAAGGCCCACACACCAAAGAGTATTAAATCTATGAGTGACGCCGAGCTTCGTAATCGACTAAATCGTCTTCAGATGGAACGACAGTATTCTCAATTATCTGAAAGCAGCGTTAATAAAGGTAAAGAGTATGCGAAAAAAGTTTTCAAAGCTGGTACTACCGTAGCGGCTGTTACTAGTACTGCTCTTACTATTTATAATAACATTGATAAAATCAAGGCCATTCTTGAAAAAAAAGGATAAGGAGAATCGATTATGGCATTATCAAACACTGCCGTTCCAAAGTATTACGGCATGTTTAGAGATGCCGTAATTCGAGGAGAAATTCCAGTATGTAAAGAAGTTTCAATGGAGATGAACCGTATAGATGATCTCATAGCGAATCCTGGCATATATTATGATGATCAGGCAGTTGAAGGTTGGATTCGATATTGCGAAAATGAATTGACATTAACAGATGGTTCTGATCTTAAATTGCTTGACAGTTTTAAACTATGGGGAGAACAGGTATTCGGATGGTATTATTTTGTAGAGAGAAGTGTATATGAACCGAATCCGGATGGACACGGAGGTCGTTATGTTAAAAAGACGATAAAGAAAAGATTAATTAATAAACAATATCTTATCGTTGGAAGAGGCGCGGCTAAATCTTTATACGATTCTTGTATACAATCATATTTTCTCAATGTCGATACAACCACTACTCATCAGATTACGACAGCTCCAACTATGAAACTTGCCGAAGAGGTAATGTCTCCTATACGAACAGCTATTACGCGGTCTAGAGGACCGCTTTTTAAATTTCTGACTGAAGGTTCTTTACAAAACACAACCGGTTCAAAAGCCAATCGTGTAAAATTGACTCCTACAAAGAAAGGAATTGAAAATTTTTTAACTGGTTCGTTGATTGAGATTCGTCCGATGTCTATTAATAAGCTTCAAGGACTTAGATGTAAAATTGCAACAGTAGACGAATGGCTTTCAGGAGATATACGAGAAGACGTTGTCGGTGCAATCGAGCAGGGTGCTTCTAAAGTTGATGATTATTTAATCATTGCGACTAGTTCAGAGGGTACGGTTCGTAATGGTAGCGGAGACACAATCAAAATGGAGTTGATGGACATTCTCAAAGGAGACTACATCAACCCACATGTTTCTATTTGGTGGTATAAACTCGATTCGATCGATGAAGTCTCTGATCCCGAAATGTGGCTAAAGGCTAATCCGAATTTAGGAAAGACCGTTAGCTATGAAACATATCAGCTGGATGTTGAACGAGCAGAAAAAGCTCCGGCAGCCAGAAACGATATTTTAGCAAAGCGTTTTGGTCTTCCTATGGAGGGATATACTTACTACTTTACTTATGAGGAAACGCTACCTCATAGAAAGAGAGATTATTGGCAAATGCCTTGCGCTCTTGGAGCAGACCTTTCTCAAGGAGATGATTTTTGTTCATTTACATTTCTGTTTCCTTTATCTAATGGGTGCTTCGGTGTCAAAACTAGAAACTATATAACCTCATTAACCTTGATGAAACTTCCAGCGGCAATGAGAATCAAGTATGAACAATTTATGAATGAAGGAAGTTTAATAGTTCTTGAGGGAACTGTTCTGGATATGATGGAGGTTTATGACGATCTTGATAACCATATTACAGAATGTGGATATGACGTTAGATGTTTTGGTTATGACCCATATAACGCAAAGGAATTTGTAGAGCGTTGGGAATCTGAAAACGGTCCATTTGGAATCGTAAAAGTTATACAGGGTGCAAGAACGGAGTCTGTTCCTCTAGGAGAGTTAAAGAAATTTTCTGAGGAGCGGATGCTTTTATTTGATGAGGAACTTATGTCTTTTGCTATGGGTAACTGTATAACTCTTGAAGATACGAACGGTAATAGGAAATTACTTAAAAGACGATATGAGCAGAAGATCGACGCTGTGGCTGCTATGATGGACGCCTATATCGCTTATAAAGCTAATAAAGATGCTTTTGAGTAAAGGAGGTGGTTAGTATATTATGGATAATGAATTGACTCATTACGGCGTTCTAGGAATGAAATGGGGCATTCGTAGAACCCCGGCTCAACTTGGCCACCTGACTAAAAAAGATAACAAATGGATTAAGAAAAACGCCGCGAAAATTACGGAGAAGGCCCGTAAGAAATCTTCGAAAGAATTAATGAAATATGCCAACGAGTTAATGAAAGACCCAAATGCTGTTAATAAATCCGGTAAACTAAGTGCAGCCACCATTAATTCTTATAACAAAAAAATGGCTTCTCTAATGAATGAACAAGTTTCCAACTTAACATCACCATCTGGTAAAGTTGTGCGATTTGTAGCCAAACGAGGAGAAGTTGGAGTTTTCATGGCTCTTGCTGACCAAGGTTATAACATGAACCAACTTAAGAATGGGATTTATGAGTCAGGGAAAGTTGCATACAGAAAAACCGTAGTCGATAAGGTCTAAACAAAAAAGGGGGTGGTAATTCAAAATGGAGAATTCATTTACTTCCAGATTAAAACATGCATGGAATGCTTTTTTTAACAAAGACCCCACCGATTATTACAAAAATGTTGGAACTAGCTATACTTATCGTCCGGATAGACCGAGACTAACACGCGGAAATGAGCGTTCGATAGTAACTTCAGTATACAATCGGATTGGTTTAGACGCTTCTTCAGTTAGCATTCAGCATGTAAGACTTGACGAAAACAATCGTTTCCTATCCGTCATCGATTCGGGGTTAAACAACTGTCTTACCGTTGAAGCTAACCTTGATCAAACTGGAAGAGCCTTTATTCAGGACATAGTTATGTCAATGTTGGATGAAGGAAGTGTGGCTATTGTTCCAGTTGACACAACCTTTAATCCCGAAATTACTGGTTCTTATGATATTCTATCGATGCGAACCGGACAAATTTTGGAATGGTATCCAAGCCATGTGAAGGTTCGTGTTTATAATGAGAAAACGGGTCGTAAAGAGGATATTGTGGTACCGAAGAATACAGTTGGTATTGTAGAAAATCCTCTATACGCGGTTATTAACGAACCAAATTCAACTATGCAGCGACTTATTCGTAAACTTAACCTTTTGGATGTTGTAGACGAACAAAGCAGTTCTGGTAAGTTGGATTTGATTATTCAACTACCATATGTAATTAAAACAGAGGCAAGGCGTCAACAAGCCGAAAATCGGCGTAAAGATATAGAAAATCAATTGGCAGGTTCTAAATATGGCATCGCCTATACAGATGGTACCGAGCGTATTACCCAGTTGAATCGTTCAGTCGAAAATAATCTAATGAAACAGATTGAATATCTAACGAGTATGCTATACAGCCAGTTAGGAATCACTCAGAGTATATTAGATGGAACTGCTGACGATAAAACAATGCTCAATTATTACAACCGAACAATTGAACCTATTCTCTCGGCTATTGTTGATGAAATGAAACGAAAGTTTCTAACCAAAACCGCTCGGTCACAATTGCAGTCGATTTTATTCTTCAGAGATCCGTTCAAGCTTGTTCCAGTTAACGAAATTTCTGAAATTGCTGACAAGTTTACTCGAAACGAGATAATGACGTCGAACGAAATTAGACAGATCATTGGAATGAAGCCGTCGGATGACCCGAAAGCAGACGAACTTAGGAATAAGAATCTAAGTCAACCTAAGGATGATCAAACCGACCCATCAAATGATGCGACTGGAGAAAAGATCGAGATGGCAAATAAAAAAGAAAGGGAGGAAAAATCAAAATGAAGACATATGATTTCAGCGGCTGGGCTACCCGTAATAATCTTAGATGCTCTGATGGAAGAACCATCATGAAAGACGCATTTAAGCATAATGACGGGCAGACTGTTCCTCTTGTATGGAATCACCAGCACAATGACCCGCTAAATGTTCTTGGGAACGCTCTGCTTGAGAACCGCGATGAGGGTGTCTATGCGTATTGCAAGTTCAATGAAACAGAATCAGGTAAAAATGCAAAGCTTCTAGTTGAACATGGGGATGTATCCGCACTTTCCATTTACGCAAATCAATTGAAACAGCAGGGTTCCAATGTTATACATGGAGCTATTCGTGAGGTTAGTCTTGTTTTGGCAGGAGCAAATCCCGGGGCATTTATTGATTCTGTCATGAGACATGGTGAAGAGTCTGATGATGAAGCTATTATCTATACTGGTGAAGACATTTCTCTATTTCATGCCGATGAAAAGAAAGATGAACCAGTTGATGAAAAATCTGAAGACGTCGG